TACGGAAGACAGGGATGGTGCCAGAAGCAGGCTTACCAGGATCGGTGATGGCACTAAAGTCCATCGTAGAGGTACAACCAACAAACCGGAAGTTATCCCCACTGTCGATGTAGAAAGCCGCTTCATACGGGTTATCCACCTGCATACCCCAATAGACGTTTTGTCCACCAGAGCAGTTGAAACCACGAAGGAGAGGACCTTGTGTATCAGGGAAGCTCCAAGCATGGCAGTCCATCATACGACTAATGTAGATGTCCCCAGTGATCCCCATCGGATAGCCTTCAAGCAGCAAGTGGTTGAAGTGGCTATCAGAGAAACCGTGAACACTTTCAATAGCAGCAACGGCTGCACCACCATACGCCGAGTTGGCGTTAGCCACCTTAAAGCTATCTGCATAGAAGCCATAGCTGTTGACCGGACGAAGCGGGTCACCAAGGCGAAGAGTGGAACGAAGAGCACTTTGCAGAATCATCCCATTGTGACCAAAGTGGATGTCTTCAAAATCCCGAATACGGAAGCAGTGATCGGCAAGTCTACCAGCATCCCACAGACCACCACGAATACTGATGTTCTTAAGTCTACCTGTGAAGGAACCGCCAACCAAGTCAGCGTTAGTCTCCACCATAGTTTCCATTGCCTCAGCAGCCCTAAACCGCATCCCCGGACCAAACTCAAACGAAACCTTAGGTTTCAACATCAGAGCGTAGTTTTGACCAGAGGCCTTACGCAGGGCGATGATTGGGTTGTTATGGCTTGGGTGGAACGAACCACCACGAATTGTACCACCGTTAGTCTTGCTGGTTAGCCAGTCAATAACAGTCTGGATGGCCAACACGTTATCAGCAGCATCTGCCAAGAGGTTGGAAGGCTTGACACCAATGTGCATGATGTCAATAGACTGTTTCGGGAGGTCAAACTTAGTGAGGTAGGGGGTAGGGAAGTCATAGCCAAGAGCTGTAGCAGCGGCAGTAAACTCAGCATCGCTACCAAAGGTGGAGCGAGTGAAAGGCTTTGCAGTTTCTACACCAAGATCACCGAAGGACACAAAGTCAATACGTGCTCTATCGGAGTAGGTGGTGGAAGCTGCGTCGAAGATGGCGGGGTCAGAAGTTTGCCCCGGATAGGCTGCCCACGTAAAGGTACCCACCCTAACTTTGTAATTGGTATTGGCATAAGCTGCATCTCTACGGAAGAACTTCCAGCCCACCACATTCGCCAGTCCTCTGCGTCCCGAAGGGTAGCTGGGGTAGGTGGCAAGGTCAGGAGCTGCAAGACCACGAAGTTGCATCGTGCCAATGGTGAGTTGATTCTTTGTGCTCGAACCGGCGTAAGAAGTGCCAGTGTTGAAGGCTGCCGACTTTAGGTCAAACAGAGCAATGTTGTCATACAGAGCCTGTGTGTGCAACACTTCAAGGTTGGCGATTTCCAACGAAGCCTCGTTAAGGTCCACATACTGTAGCCCGGCTGCCGAAGTACCAATGCCCTCCAGATGGAGGAGATTCACTGAGATGTTCTTCGATTTGGCTACACGAAGGGCTGCTCCACTGAACGTCGTATGTTCAATGTTGATCTGACCAAAGGACCCACCAGAAGCAGTTCCTTCAAGGTTGATACCGTAAGCAGGCGTGTAGGTGCTAGACACAGCCCCAGCGTAGAAGTTGCCCCACTCATTCCCAGTGGCACCCACCGAGTAGAAGTCAGCAGCAGTATAACTAAAGCGAGCCACAGAGATGGTACCGAAGGTGATGGAGAAACCACCAACACCCTTATCGGTGAGAGCAGTGCCAACGTTATCAAATCGAAGGTTGTCCAGAGTGGACCCACGTTGAAGAATGTTCCCTGCGTAGCCCGTGGAGAAACCAATTCGTTGGCCTCTCGTTTCCGTGCCAGTGAGGGTGTCATATTCCAACACCCAACCATCAAACTTAGAGGCACCACCAAATTCCACAATAGGGGAAGCAATGGGGAGCACAGCAGAAAGGCCGATCAGACGGGAACGCTGAGGGCCAATACTGTGTTGGCCAAGGAAGGCCTTGTTAACACCAGTGATGGTCGTACCAACGGCGTAAGCCCCACGACCGTATACAATGGACGAATAGGCAAGGGCCGTATTGATTGCTGCACTATCGTCAGTGGCACCATCCGCTACAGCACCGAAATGCTGAGGGAACACATCACCATTAGGAATCCAATCCGGCATATCTGCAATGGCCGTACCCGTTCCGATGTAGCGATAGTCATAGCCACCAGCGGAGACAACAGCCCCCTCTTCCCACGGAAAGGAAATCGCCAGCAAGAAGGCATCTCGTGTTTCGTAGTCGGCCACACGGCTGTACACTTCGACAGCATCTTTAAGGCTAACCATTGCGGGGCTACCCCCACGGCTTACCAGCGCCAGATCACCATCTTGTACCACCGACTCCGGCACAACCAATTCAATAGAAGCCATTAATTTCCCCAAGCAGTTGTTGTGCGGAGCCACATAGCAAGAACACCGCCCCACGTCACATAATCTTCTCTGGTAGCTTCCATTATGTCGGACCTACTAGCCCCACCACCAGAGACGGAAGAAACACCAGAACGGCTATTGGGGTATGCAGGTGGATAACCCGTATGAAGCGGCTTTCTACATCGACAGTGGGGATAACTTCCGGTTTGTTGGTTGTACCTCTACGATGGACTTGAGTGCCATCACCGATCCGGGTAAGCCTGCTTCTGGCACCATCCCTGTCTTCCGTATCAACCCTGCTGCCCCTGCCGGGACAAGCTTGGTTGTTATTGGGTGCTTCGGGAATGACCGTGCAGCGACCACCTATTCTAGAATGGCCGCCTACCCTGTAGGCAGTGATGTCACTGTTAGGGACAGCTATCTGCGTTACGGTAGTATTGAGCAAGAAATCATTCGTGGGTTCCCCACAACTTCTGCTCGTATCACCACTATTGCAGGTTCTAATCCGACAGTCAACTCTTCGCAAAACATTGCTTCGGTTACACGAAACGCAGACGCAGACTACACCTTCACTATGACAAATGGGCAGCCTTCTCTGGATTACCAAATCTCGGTGTCGGCCATGCCTACAAGCTATCCGCAAACGCTCATCCCAGTTGTTCGTGATAAGCAATTGTCCAGCTTTAGACTTCAATTTGTTGATAGTGCAGGCGCGTTCATTCGCCCTGCCACCGTAACCGCAGGAACAAGGAAAACCTAATGAAACGTATCATTATGCACTGGACTGCTGGCTCTTACACACCTAACAGTGTGGACAAGAAAGCCTACCACTACCTCATCGACGGAGCAGGAAACGTGCATAATGGTGTGTTTCCTGTTTCAGCTAACGACAAACAAGTGAGTGGCAGCAACTACGCTGCCCACACTTACAATTGTAATAGCTACAGTGTGGGTGTATCTGTATGCGCCATGCACGGAGCTGTAGAGAGCCCCTTCAATAAGGGCACCTACCCAATCACAGCCGCTCAAGAAGCTGCTCTGGTGAAGCTTGTAGCAAGCCTGTCTAAGCAATACGCCATCCCAATCACTCCCACAACTGTCCTCACTCATGCTGAGGTGCAAGAAAACCTTAAAATCCCACAGAAAAACAAGTGGGACATCACCTACCTCCCCTCGATTGGTAAGGTGAGTGCTAAGGTTGCTGGGGATAAACTTCGTCAAGACATTCAAAAACAACTCGCCCCCAAGCCTGTGAGCTTCTGGGAGTGGTTAAAAGCATTTATGGTGAAATAATGTGGTATGCAGCCCTCACTCGTATCCTCTTGTGGGGACTTTCTGGCCTTTTGGCTGGTATGTCTGCCCCAGAAGAAGTGAAATCCCAGATTGAAACGATTGTAAATGACAATCCTTTTGTAGCTTTTGTGCTTGTTGTGGTCCTCACTGGTGTTTGGTACTGGAAAGACAAGCTCTCGAAAGGCCAAACCTGATGGCGAGAGAGCTAACTCCCCTTCAAACAGCTTTTCTTAACAACCTTTTCACTCCAGAATGTGGTGGAGACTACGTTAAGGCTAAAAAAGCTGCTGGGTATAGCGACAACACCCCCACTCAAGAGGTTGTAGCGTCCTTAAAAGACGAAATCCTTGAGCATACACGAAATTACATCATTTCTAGGGCCCCTAAGGCCGCAGTTAAGATTGATAAGCTCCTTGATAGCCCGGAAACAGTGGGTGGAGCCAATCTTTTAGCTGCTGCTAAAGACATCCTAGATAGAGTTGGTATTATTAAGCCTGAAAAAGTGCTTGTAGATCATAGTGGGGGCGTGCTGATGCTGCCACCGAAAAAAGAAAGTGGAGAAGACTAATGGCAGGCACTAAGAAAGTGGTTAGCCCCAAGAAAAAAGCAACTGTCACAGCGCAGGCCAAAGGCCGTATGGCTAAGGCACAAAAGGAACAGGCGGACGTGAGGGAAAAGAAAATCAAGGCTTACTCAATGTCTGACTCTAACTCCAAAAGATACGCTGGTTTGGGGTCTACTATGAAGGGGACCGACAAAATCGCGCCAGCGCAATACGGCAACCTAAAGCCTAATGCCCGTAATGCTGCCAAAAATGCGGCCTTTGATTTAGGTAAACCTATCGCTAAGAGGGGGAAATAATGGCGTCAGCTTTTGAAAAAGCTTTTGCGGCAGCCCGTAAGGCAGGTAAGAAAGAATTTAGCTACAACGGCAAGAAGTATAACACCAAACTGAAAGAAGAAGTGGGTGTTGGTAAGTCTGTTATGCCAAAGAAGAAGCCGGGTAGTAAACCCATGGTGGACAGCACAGCCCCTGCGCAGCCTAAGAATACCGATCCGATTAAGCCGTTGGCTAGAGCTAAGCCGACTATGGCAGCTAAAGATGCTAAAGCGGACAGAGCTGCCCCTAAGAAGACCCCTTCTGTTAAAGACTTGGCGAATATGACGCCCGCTCAACGGGCAGCTCGTAACGCCGAAGCCGCGAAACAACGGGCTCTTCTCAAGAACCTGAAATAAGATTTGCCCTATTGGTGTAATGGCAGCACAAGACTTTTGTAGTGTTTGAGCGTGGGTTCGATTCCTACACAGGGCTCCATATCGGTGATGCAGTGTAGTTCTGCCGGAGGTCTCCAAAACCTTTAGAGTGGGTGCAAGTCCCACCACCCTTGCCACAACTTAATCTGGGAAGAACAGAATGCCTGATTTTAAGAATTTCTCTAACGACCCCACTGCCCCAGCGACACGTCTTGTGGCAATCACTCCGGCTGACTCCGATCTGGCTCGACCCATTCGGGCTTTCTATGTGGGTGTAGCGGGAAACATCACCCTCACCCCTGTGTACGGTGACCCTGTACTCCTTACGGCAGTGTCTGCTGGCGCAGTGTACCCTTTTGCCGCTATCCGAATTAGTGCCACTGGCACCACAGCTTCTGGTATTGTGGGTATCGAATGATTGGGATTGGGTTTGGGGTATTTAATAGCCCCGTTAGGGCTACTGTCACCTCTATCCCAGCCAACTTCCAAAGTGTGAACGCTAATGGGTGGTCTGTAACATACGCCTCCCCACCCACATTTAACCCTAGCGGGTCTCCTGAGTGGTTCACAGTTTCTAGACAAGGCTATAACAGTAGCGCACAAGCGGTGATTGTGAGTGAAGACCTCCTCTGCACACAACGTATTAGACAAGCCTACCCTAATCATGCGTCTCTGACGACAGACCAAGTAGCTATCTCTGAATACATCTACTCAACAGACTCCATTGTTGGTGGGGCAACAAACAACTCCACAGAAACAAGTCCTAAACCGATCTGTAACTGGGCTTTGCCTGACAGAGAAATTGTCGGGGACACCCTCACTGCTGAGGTGGTGGCTTTTCATAAGGATGCTCGTAATGGGGAACAGGTTGCTGCTGTAGAATTTAGCGTCACTGACGGCACTACCACGGTTACGCAGATTGTTTCTTCTTCTGTTGTGTCTGGCAGAGCTGGGGACAAAGGCGCGGTAATCGTTTACAGGGCCTCTATTGACATCTCCACTCTCCTCAACCCTTCTACACTAACGCTTAATGCTAAAGTGTACCCACATATTGGCGGAGCTGCATCCGTAGCAGATAGTTCGTTGAACAGCGGCACTCGTGGCTTCATCCCTCGGACCTACCGTAGAAGCACCTCCTTAGCCGCTTCTCCCTACTACGTTTATGTTAATGCCTCCACTGGTAACAACACAACAGGGGCAGTGAGTACTAACGCTGCAACCGCAGAAGCTGCACCTTGTCTGACTATTGCAGGGGCAATTCTTCGTGCAGTGGCTGTGGCTGGGGACACCGCTGGTGTCATCATTCGCTGTATGGCTGGGTCTCACGCTTTGGCCAACACTGGTATTACAGTTACGCAAGCTCAGACAGGTGGGGAACTAATCGTCACTCGTGACCCTAACGCGGCTCGTAGCGCTGTGACCGTCACCTTGCCGCTGATCTCGTGGCGTCCAAGGCTTGGGGCTTCTGGTGGGCAGATCAGGTTCAAAGACATCAGCTTCACCCGCTCGGCTGCGGGCGACTTCACCGGGGAGGCCGCATCATATCTGAAAGTTGTGGTAGAGAACGTCGCGTTCAACAACGGATCGTTTAGCGCCGCGATCTACGGGACCAATGCGGGCGGTGTCTGGTTAGATACGACCATTACGAATGGGGCCTCCTCGTTCTGGGCTGCTGGTCTTCGAGACCACATCTCGTGGCGTGGGTGCGATGCTGCTGTTCTTGGTCCTGAGGGATTCCTTGTTCTTGGTTGCAACTTCACTGGGCTAACTGGGTTTAGTTATGGAACAAAAGACCCGAGTGGGTCGATCATTGCTTTCAATAAGCTTCAAGGTGTAATGCTTTATAGCATGTCTGGTTCGGGACGTTCTCAGATTGCTGTTGTGCAAAACGTCATAGAAGTGATTAGCACAAGTGCTGTACAGCTCATTCAATTTGTTGGTACAGGGACATTAAAACATGTCTTGCTGTTGCACAACACTTGTACTGGGTTCTACACTGTTGCCAGAAATAACCTCTTCTACGATGAAGCTGCTACCCCTTGTACCACGTCTCTAGTGTCTTGCCGTGGTAACATCCACAATCAGATTAACACTAAAGGTGACCGTTTCGACCTAAATGGTGCGCTGATTGGTAACTGGGCCTATCTGTATGGTGTGGGCTGTCAGGGGGAATTTAGTATGTTCATTGACGCCCAACAAGGGGGCATTGGTGGGACATTTGCTCAAGCCTATCCGGGACGCAACGCATCTATTGGGACATCCTCTACAGTTAGAAATGACCCACTATTTGTTAGCTATCAAGCTGTCACTTCTGGCCCTACGGCTGGTGCAGGTGGGGGTAACTACGCGCTTCAAGGGGGTTCTCCTTGCAAGGCTAGAGTCATTCCTGTAATGAAATGGGACATCTTGGGTGTACTTAGGTCCACAACACTAGCGTCCGCAGGAGCACATGAATAATGGCTAGAGACTATAAAAAAGAGTATGCTGCCACACACGGCACGGAAAAAGGAAAGACTGATCGAGCTGCTAGAAATAAAGCTCGTAGGGAAATGGAAAAGAAAGGTCGTGTGCGTAAGGGAGATGGGAAAGAGGTGGATCACAAAAATTTCAATCCACGAGATAATAGCCCATCCAACCTTCGTGTAGTTGATAAAAAGACTAACAGGACAAAGCAGCCTAAACGTAAATAAGAGGAAAGAATGCCTAGAGCAGCAAGGGAATTGGACTCACTGAGTTTTACGACTAAGAAGTGGGGAGTAATTCCCAAGCTCTCCCCTAAGGTTGCTTTTGGCTACGTAGAAGACCCAGAAGACCCCTCCCTCCTTCTTCCTGTGGTGTTTGAGCTAGAGGCATTAGAGAGAGCTAAGCACTACCTAGAACAAGGCCATTCTCTCCGTAAGGTGAGTGGTTGGTTGTCTGAAAAGACAGGTAGAAAGATTACACATGAGGGGTTGAAACAAAGGGTTTTACATGACAAACTTGACGAAAGAAGAGCTATCACTCTTAAGCGATGGGCCGAGTCCCTCGCCGCAGCGGTCAAGAAAGCCAAAGCCTACGACCAAAGGTTTGGAAACAGCACAGAGTGGTACGACTCGCTCGTCAGCTACCTCCTCGAAAAAACTGAAAGCTGAGGAGCCCACCTATTCTGTAGCATTCCGTCCTAACGAGGGGCCTCAAACTGAGTTCCTTGCTGCATCTGAGTTTCAGGTGTTGTACGGTGGTGCTGCTGGTGGGGGTAAGTCCTACGCTATGTTGGTGGACCCTCTTAGAGATGTTCACAACCCCAATTTTAGGGGCCTTCTGGTTCGTCGTACTACAGAAGAACTGAGAGACCTCATCCTTGAAAGTAAGAAGCTCTACCCAGCCATCTTCAAATCTGCAAAATGGATGGAGAGAGACAAGACTTGGGTGTTCCCTTCTGGTGCTACATTGTGGTTCTCTTTCCTAGATAGAGATGATGACGTTTTACGTTACCAAGGGCAACAGTTCACTTGGGTAGGTTTTGACGAACTTACTCAGTGGCCCACCCCACACGCTTGGAACTACCTTTCCTCTCGACTTCGTTCTACTGATCCCACCCTAAGGCCAGTTCAAAGGGCCAGTACAAACCCCGGTGGTCCGGGAGCTTGGTGGGTGAAGAGGATGTTTATCGACCCTTCCCCTCCCGGTAAGGCCTTTTGGGCCACTGACATGGACACTGGTGAGGTGTTGATTGATGACATGGAAGAGTTGGATGAAGGTGTCCCCAACCCAGATTTTGGCAAGCCCCTCTTCCGTAGACGGTTCATTCCAGCTAAGCTGAAAGACAACCCCTACCTGATGAGAGATGGCTCCTACCGTAGAACCCTCTTAGGTATGCCTGAGGTTCAACGTAGACAGCTCTTAGATGGGGACTGGAATGCTGGTGAAGGGGTTGCTTTTCCTGAGTGGAGAAACGAAATCCACACATGTGAAGACTTTGAGGTTGAGTGGGAATGGAAGAAATTCCGAGCCTGTGACTATGGGTATGGTTCTCACAGTGCTGTGCTATGGTTTGCTATTCACCCTAGCGGTCAATTGATCGTCTATAGGGAGTTGTATGTCCATAAGGTGCTGGCAGAAGACCTAGCCGATATGGTTATAGAGCTAGAACGAAACGATGGTAATGTCATGTATGGGGTTTTGGATAGCTCTGTCTGGCACAATCGTGGGGAACGAGGTCCCTCTCTTGCTGAAAAAATGATTAGACGTGGGTGTCGTTGGAGACCTTCTGATCGTAGTAAGGGTAGTCGTGTAGCAGGTAAGAACGAGGTGCATAGATTGTTAAAATGGGATGAGTTCTTTGAGGCCCCCAGTTTAGTGGTCTTTGAATCCTGTCGTAACCTTATCACCTATCTCCCCTCTATCCCACTGGATAGATCAAACCCGGAAGATGTGGACACTAAGTATACACATGACCACTTGTATGACGCTCTCCGTTATGGGGTGATGACTCGCCCGAAACCTTTCTCGGACAGGGATGACGCATTGCGTGTTCCAGAATATGTCCCCTTTGACCAAGTTTTAGGATATTAATATGGAACCTTCTGAATACATGGAGCCTCTCACTGACGAAACGGCGGCTGTTGGAGACCTCTCAGAAGGCTCTATGACCGACCTAAAAGTGGGTGGGGCAGCTTCTTACGTCACCGAACGATTTAACAGAGCTAAAGACGCTAAACGAGGGGAAGAAGAGAGGGCCATTAGGGCCTACTACAACTACCGTGGTGTGTACAACTCTGATACCACCTTCACTGATACAGAGAAATCTCGTGTGTTTGTTAAGGTGACTAAGACAAAAGTGTTGGCAGCCTACGGACAGCTTGTGGAAGTGCTGTTTGGTAATAACAAGTTTCCTGTGTCTATTGAGCCTTCCAACCTCCCTGAGGGTGTTGTGGACTCTGTGCACATGGACACCAACCCGCAAGCCTCTGGCAGTGGGGAGATGAAGAAGATTACGGAACAAGGTTCCACTTCTGCCTACCCCACTATCGATGCAGCCTCTTCGTTTGATTTTGATTTGGTTGGCCCCTTGAAAGGGAAGCTTGACCCGTTCAAAGATAAGCTTG